GTCACAGCTTTATGGTTCATGGCAACACTGGAGAGTTGCAGTCCAAGTAAATAAAACATTGGAGAGTTCAGATTGTCTGAACTGTAAATCCGGTAATTTACGGTTGGCTTTACATCTGGATATTGCCCTTCGATTACCCGTTCAAACTCATCTGGCATCACATCACCTAGACCAGAGATAGAAACGGTTAATGTCTGGTCCAGATCACCCAGCATTCCGGATCTTTGAATAGATGCTGGCAAAAATTCATAATAGACCTGACCGGATCCTTCCTTATGTTGTACATACACCCCACGATCATCATTACGAACTATTCGGTATATGTTCATAAAGGAAGGATGAGAAAGCTCAATACATTCCAGTTGATAAACATCGACTTTACGATTGAAAAAGAACTTGGCGTATTCGTTATCCATTAGACCTCCCAATCCTTAATCAAAGCTATATCGGCCGTAAGGTTAGGCTGGTTTTGAACAACTTCGAGCTGTGCATTTACCCGGTAAAGGTTGCCATTCACTTCATTGGTCTTGAACGAGTTCGGAATGAAATTGCATTGGTATTGCTGACGTGTTCCTTGGTCTATGACCAAATCCGCATAGAATGAAGCTGGCTTATTCTGATAGATCCGCCAGAAAGCCATCATTTTATTGAAATCGGTTTTACTTAAATTCCAGTTCACATCGACAATATGACTATTACGTTTTACATCGATGTAATAGCGACCACGTCCGCCATCCATCTGCTGACGTTTCACATCATCACCTGGTGTTACGCCATAGCCGCTGGTCTGAGGATTTAGCTTTAACTTGTACATAACTTTCCTTCAGGTAATAAAAAACCGACCTCATAATGGGTCGGTATAAAAGTATCTTTAACAACTAAAGTCTTGATATTTCTTCAGATATCTGACTAGATTCATGTAAAATATAGTTTATTAATTGATTTGAAATCGTTAGATGAAGATGATAGTCAGCTGTTGTTCTAAACCTCTTTAATTTTTGTATTCGATTTTTGATTTCCGCAGCTCTTTTCTGAATCATTTCAGACGTTGAACCCGCAGGGTACCCACTAAGTCTGCTATAGACTTTTTCATGAGCTCCACATTTTGTCTTTGTTACTGGCCATAATAGTCGTTGTTCTAAATGATGTCGGACTTCATAAAAAGCATGGTAATAAGCACGCCCTATAATATTCCTTTTGTGACATTCATCATATTTTGTAGAATTACCTAACAGCTCATAACAGTAATTTAGTGTATCTGTAGTAGCCATTTTTCAATCCACGCCCACTTCATAAGGAATAATAAAATATGAAAGTTTATTCAGTTCATCAATTAAACCCTCATCATAGCATTTACTAAATATTTCTGAATTCATAGCGTCAATCTCATCAAAACTTCTATCGACATAAAGCAATATTAAAAATTCATCATCAATAAAACTATATTCATATTTTCGACACCGAACATTCCTTGAGTTAAAACATTTAAAAAGAATTGAACCGATATGTTTCAAGACTCTAGAATCAATTTCTAGTTTATTTTTAATTTCAAAAAACTGAATAAATTCATTAAAGTCTTCCTTTTTAAATCTTTTATAATAATTTAAATCATCATTTAAAATTCCATCTAGAAAATAAGTTATAGGTTTGAAGTCAATAGGAATAAAACTTTCTAAGGGTAAATTTTGTTTACTACACAAACTTATAATTTTATCAATATTTTCATTAGCACTAGAAAAATCTACTGAGCTAAGAAAAACAAAATAAAGATTCGATAAAATTGATACACTATTGCTAATTTTCAGTACTTCTCGAGCGTATTGATGCGCAAGAATAGGATTATCAAAATACATTTCAATAATACTGTTGCTTAATAAAAACCAATCTAGTGGCTCAGTTTCTTTAATATCATTAAGCAACCGTTTGCATCTAAAATACTGAAATTCACTTATCGATCCAGTAAGAACAGCAGAGTTAATAATATCGGTTACTTCTGATGACTTAGTTTTAGGAACTGGAGGAAGCATAAGAATATTCACCAATTTTTTGAAATTTTGTCCTAATTTATTTAAAAAAGCTACCTCTAAAGGTAGCTTTTAAATTAACGATTCCGTCTTGCTGTCGTATTCTCAGTCAAAGACCGACTAATGGTTGAGTTTGGATTTGCGATTTGGTCACTTACAAGTTTCGGTACCTTTCTTGGAAGCTGCTTATCCAGTTCATCTGTAACAATGATCCGGACAGTTTTCTCATCCAATTGTTCAGCTTCAACAGTTGCACCACTGACTTGATTCACGACTTCAATCTTGAAATTGATAGTTGGAGAGGATTGCTCAATTGAAGGCATAATCTCAGCTTGAGGGCGTGAAGTACGTCCTAAAGTAAAGTCCTGAACATCATCCAGATTTGAGCGATCCTGAACTATACCATTGGATGAGAAGTAGACCTTGCCATCATGGAACAGGTCAGAATTTGCCGAAGAGCTATAGGTACGCTCATTACCTTTATAAATAATCTGAGTATCTTGAACCGGTTGATTAAAGATGTCAGCTTGCTTTTGGCTTTCTATAAAGGCACTAGAGCTCATCATTGCACGGCGCATGACACTATCAGCCGAGGCATTGTTATTGAGAAAAGCTTCAGGGTTTGCACTCTTACGCATTTTCTCAACTAAACCAACTCCCCCCCATCTTTTAATGTCTTCTTGGGACCATACAATCTCGCCTTTATGGACAATACCAGCAGGCTGATATTTCCCACCAGATCCGGTAAAACCACCATCTGAGAATCCAGCTATTGTTTGCCCAGCAATCAAACCAGCATTTGCATATCCCATAGCAAGCATGGCGGTTGAAGCCGCAATTTTTGCCCCAAAAAATGGGATCGTTGCATCAGCAGCTACTTGTGTAGCTGCCAAATGAGCAGAGATAATCGCAGAAGCAATAGCAAAGGATTGTTGAGCTATAAACATTGCCTTGAAAGAGCGTGAATTTTCACCACGCGCATCCTTAACAATTTGAGTTAAACCTCCCCATGTGCTTGAAGCAGATGAAATCATCTGACTGTATAATTGCAATTGACTGTCGTGATCTGCTTTTCTTGCATCAATCGCCTTCAGGTGGTACTCATTATCCATTTGCTGTCTTGCTTCTTTGAATACGCGCTCCGCCTCCAATCGTTCCTGATAACTAGCTTTTTCAGACTCCAAAACAGCTGCAAGATTATCTTTCAACTTTTGATAAGTTTGAGCGTAATCTTCATCCAATACTTGCATATTGGTTTGCTTGGGCTTGGTGTAGTTTGTCGATTTAAGAAACTGACTAGAGGTATCATACTGATCAATTGTTGGATTCCCCACACCATTACGAATAAAATCAGCCTGAAATGCACTCATCTTCCTTCTACGCTCTTCAAGATCAGTGATTTTTGATATTTCATCATACTCAAGAGCATAACGTTTTTTGATACGCTCCATTTCTCCCAGCATGAATTGCTCAGCCTGAAACAAACGTTGCTCTTGAGCAAGTTTTAGTAATCCTAACTCTTGCTGTTTTTGCAATTCCAGGCCACCTAAAGCAACCTTTCTTTGATCTTCAGAGAGTTTACCCTCAGCAACTAATCGCAAAGAATTGGTTTCATATGTGTACTCAAGCTTTTGCTTCTCAGTCCACTTATAACCATTCACTTCAAAATCTTGCTGAAGTTTGGCGAGTTCATCTTGAGCTTTATATCGCTCTTTGATTTTAGGAATTAAGGCTGTTTGACCCGTTTGTTGCGCAAGGTTAATTTCTTCGTTACGAGCCTTGGTTCGCTTCGCTTGCTCCTCCTCATATTGCTCTTGAAGGTTTAGACCTTGCTTAACTAACTCTAAACGTGCCTTGATTTGCTTTCCATAGGCTCTATCGCTATCACCATCGGATAAACCGCCTTTGCCAACACCACCAGCAATGATATCGGAATACCTTGAAACCTTAGCTACATACTGCGAAACCTCCTTATTTCGCTCTGCACTGCCTTTAACCTTGCCAGTTTTAGTAAACTGTCTTGCTCCACCCTCACCTGCATTATGGGAAAGTATTGCCTGAGCCAAGTCACCTGTTTTTTCATAAACCTTGGCGATATTATCAATTACAATTTTGCCCGACTTTTCCAAGTCATAACTATCAGCAACAGACATATTGTTCTGTTTACGATAACCACTGGTTGTTTGAAAATATCCTATTGCACCAGTATGACTCTTAGCTTCTCGAATACCTTGAGATTCTTGAGCCAATAAGCCTGCAATTACACTTGATGGTATCCCTTTGCTTTCAGCATATTTACCTAAACCACTCGATTCAATTAAAGCAGCAGATCGCTTGGCTACTTCCAATTCAGCTTGTGTGATTTTAAGTTTTTTCTCACTTTCCTTGGTTTGCTTTCTGCTAGATTCGGTAATACTTTCTTGTAAGTCCTTGGCTTCCTTCTGCTTCTTATACCAAGCCTCAAAAATTGCAGCTTCCTGACTAGTTAAACTTCTAGTCATCGGAATTTTATTGTCGGTATAAAACTCTGATGCCGCACGCGCCTTATCAAGACCCTTTTCGCCACCACCAAATGCCTTAGTGTTTTTTATAAGAAAATCATTTTTCAGAATATCTTTGTTGGCGTTGTCTCGTAACTTATTTAACTTTTCTTGAGCAGCGACTTGGTTGTTTAATTCATTTGTTTCTCCTTGTTGAGCAGCAAGTACAGTTTGATGTTGCTTTAGATACTCATTACGCAAGTCATTCTGTTTCTTTAGCTCTGCATTAGCCTGATTCAACGCAATTTTAGACTGATCCGTTTTAGTAGCATGATCCTGTAACCCCTTGATATTTTCAGCAGGAATTTTGGCTGTACTATTGAACTTACTCACAGCATCAGTTGCTGAAATTTGATTTAAAGAATATGCCTGAATTACCTTATTCAACGATTTAACTTGTTCTTCGCTACCACCATTTAACCGAATGAATTCCACTTGTGCTCGTAATGAATCAAGCATTTGTGTTTTCATGTCAGTGAAATTTTGAGTAGCGACTTTTGTTAAGTTTGTTTGAATTGTTAATTGCTTAATTGATTCGGCCGTTACCTCAACATGTTGTCTAGAAGTAGCATTTAAGAGTTTTAGAGCAGTATTACCTTGCTCAATCTTATTTTTTGATTCTGCTACTGCACTAGAGAACTCAATGAGTTTATCAATTTGATTCTGACTAAAACGACCAGATGAAATCATCTTTTTTAAGAGATCACCTGCATCGCTTGCACCTGTAGCAATAGACTTAATGGCATTTTGATAATCTTCATAATCACTGCCAGATAATTTAAATAATTCCTTTTGGATATAAGCAAAACGTTTGATAGCTCCACTAGCATCATCAATTGCATCATTTTGCTGCTCAATCTCTTTGCGTAACCGCACACCCTCTGTTAATGCTTGCACAGTATTTAACTTTATGTACTTATCTGTTAAATCACTAACCGAGTCAGATTGTGTTGCAAGAGACTCTTTGACTTCATCCGAACTGCTGCTTAGTAAATAGAAAGATGCGGCTGTTGCTGCAATTGCTAAACCCATTGGGCTAAAAATCGCCATAAGCGCTGACTTTGCTAAAGCTAAACGGCTAGTAGCAACAGATTGCGCTGTTAAGGCTGCTGATAATCTAGATGAAGCTGCAGACTGTGCTGTTTCCGCAGCAGCAACCTCTAACGCAACTTGAGCTTGTAATCGTCCTAGCTGAGCCATTCGTGTGATGGTAGCCGTGCGACCTTGTTCAGTGATTTGGGCTTTTAAACGAACTTTTTCGAGTTCTATTTCTGCCATGATCTGAGCATGAGTAGCTTTGATGTTCGTTAGTGTCACCTGCGTACTTTGTGCTTCGGCAAGCGCAGATTCCACTTCAGCTTTTGCTGCTGCAATATTTGCATTACGTTCAGCAATTGTGGCAAACACTTGTTTGGTTGACGCAGCAATACTCGCTTGTACAGCAACCGTTTTTGTTAAAACGGCTTTTGTCATTAAGCCAATACCTATGGCAAATGCACTGTCTGCAATTAAATTCAAATTATTTGCTAGTAACTGAATCGATCCTGATAAAGCCTGTGCTGCTCCACTTCCTTTACCAGCCTCTCCTACAAATTTAGTAATTTCATTGTTTAGGAGTGTGAGAGACTGCCCGATTGTTATATCAGTTTTAGCAAAAAGAGCATCAACTTCATCTTGGACATTTTTAAGTGCTTTAACGATTTCCTGTGAAGTGATTTTTCCTTCAGCAGCTACTGAACGTAATTCACCTACAGTAATACCCATACCTTTAGCAATAGCTTTTGCTAAAGCTGGTGTTTGCTCCATTACAGAATTAAGCTCTTCACCACGTAATGTGCCGCTTGCTAACGCTTGTCCGAATTGAACTAAAGCTGCATCAGCAGCTTCTGCACTTGCACCACTAATTGCTACAGCTTTAGAAACTGTTTCAGTTAAACGTGCTGTGTCATCCATTGTGAGGTTTAAAGTTTTGGCATTATCACTAAAACGCTGGTAGACCTGTAGAACAGAATCCCATGCTGAATAGGTTTTTTGAGCAATTCGGAAAGTGTCTTCCGTAGCTTTATTTAGTTCAACTTGATTATTAGTGACCAACTTAAGGCGGTTTTGTAGTCCAGTATATGTATCCATCTTTGAAATGGCTGAACCTACTGTTAATAAACCAGCCATATACCCTGCTAGTGCACGAGTTGCTACAGACATCCGGTCCATAGATTTCGAGGCGAAATCCCCTTTTTTGGTGATGCTATCCAATTCAACTGATAAGTCTTGTGCAGTGCGTTTCGCACGTTCCGAATCAATAACAATTACTAAGCGAGCTTCTTGAGCCATTTGACTTTCCTCTAGGTAATAAAAAACCGCCATAAACGGCGGCAATAAATCGAGACTTAACTAGGCAATACTTTTTGACTTTTCCAAGATCCATGAAGTTATTTCAGCCCCTAGATCTCCATACATTAATAATTGATAAGCTGATTTTGGCGAATAACGCGTTTCTTTTTCACCAGCTATTCCTGTTTTTGAAAGTTCAATATTTTCCCAATCCTGTATAAGATGATTTGCGATAATTTTTGCAAACTCTTGGGCTGATAGCATGGCACTCATTCTAAAAATACTTTTTTTGGTACAAAGCATTTTATAGGCCTTATCAAATTCAGGATCAGAAAAAGGCTTAATCCTGAAACATCCAAAAGCTTGATCATTTTTCTTAAAAACAAACCATTTAGATTTATCTATCATATTTACTTCCAAAATTTCGGCAATAAAAAAGGGCTGGATTTAAAATCCACCCCCATAGGTTTTACTGGTTTCATGATTTAGCTCATTATTCAAATAAGCGTTGCAACGGCTTGCCCTTTCGGATTTCAAATCTAATAGGGTTAAATTCAAACCAGCTTTAGTTGTGGTGATAACTCGTTTTCCAGTTTATTCAACTCATTTTCGAATACTGGCTTATCATCCTGCCAATAGCGCATATTGCGTGCTGAACAGCTCACCTGTTCTTTTCTAGTTTTATATTCGAGACACATTTGATTGTATCTAGCCCACTTGGATTGAAAAGTTTGAGTGAGCTGCTGCGCCATCCAATTAAAGGCCTCAATGAATTGCTCTTTGATCAAATCTGCCTTTTCACCAGTAAAACCCATAACCAAAAACATCCAGCCATCTTTAGTCATACGATAAAACTTTCGTGGCTTACCGTTCTGTAACTCATTGTTTTCATAGCAAAGCTCAAAATTGAGTTTTCTAAAACTTTCAGAACAGCGTAATTTTTCAATGTCCCTAATAACATTCTTATGCAATTTATCAAACGCTTCTGCCACGGCGTAACTGGTAGTTTTAACTTCGCCGTTTTCCTGTGTAACAACAGCTCTTAAGTTTAATACTGACATCATATTCATAATATGAACTCCGACTGCTCATAATAAAAAGACACTGGCGGGAAGAAGTATGAACAGTCAAAACGACCATCTTCCTTTCGGGAGCTACCCTAGCCAGTGGTAAAGCAAAATTGTGCTGCACCTAAAAAACATCAATTTTTTTGCTCTATAACTTCTCAGGCACTAAAAAAGCCGACTTTGTTAAGGTCGGCTTCGCTAAAAAAATAGTAAATCTTGTCAAGGGGGATGAAAAGATTCACAAGGTGTATGGTGTCAACAGAGAATGGATGAATAATCGGCAACAAAAAACCCACTCGATGAGTGGGTTTTGTTAAGTTGATTTTATTAGTGACGAATCAGACTACCAACCACCAGAAATTCGCAAAGCACCAGCTAGCATTCCCGCTTCCATCAATGGATGAAACCAACGGTCGCTATAATGTTGATTGCCTGTTGTATAGCTTATAGTTTTTAAGTCATCACTAATGATTTTTCTATTAAGAGGTCCTCTTAAATCCATTGCCCGAGTAAGTTTTAGAACTGCAATATTAGTTTTAAAAGCATATTCAGCTAAGTGGTGTCCTTGCTCGTTATCAAGCATATGTACTGCTCGATAGATTCGACTGGTAACAAAGTTTTGGGTAATAATTGCATCAATCAGGCTCTTGAGGAGTTTGAATTGATCTTCATCAAACAATGAACCTTGCCCTTTCTTCTCTGCGCTACTGTACATAGCAATCAAATGATGAACATACTCAACCGCTACAGGAATCATGTCATATGGGATTTCATCAATATGATTTGTCCCAAAACGTTGATTAATAATTTTCCATGCATCACTCGAATTTAGGTGTTTAGTCTTAGCCACAAGTAAAGCATGAGCATCATGTAATGGTGTGCGTTCAGATTTATGGGTTTTGGCTAAAATTTCCTTTCGAACAAAATAGCAATCTTCCAGTTGCTCAAATACTTCCCATGCTTGATCTGTATCGAGCATCTTGGCATGGCGTGCTGCACCACGTTCTGTCCAAAGAATTAGGGACCGAACCTTATTTGAAATTGTTGGGGAGTTTGCAAGTAGTTTTAAACTACTCACAAAATCTTTTAATTCTTGACCAACAATTTTAAAAAAATGCTTACCCTCAATAAATCGTTGTTTATTTTCATTATGATTCTGACGGATACGCACTGACTCAGTACCATAAAAACCTGCAAGCATTTCAGTCGTTACAACTGGAATAGATTTGAAATTTATAACAGATACTTGCGTATTATTTATTTGTGTTAAACTAACCATATCTGATTTCCTCTTAGAGATTAGATAGAGCCCCTTGTTTGATGTGAGAGTCGCAAGGGGTTTCTTTTAATGACACTATTATCTTGCCATTGAAATCAGTATTCCATAGTGTTATTATCTTGTCAAATACATTTTTAGGTTAACACAAAATGGCAGATCCAAAGACTGGCAGAATTGTCTCGCAAGATGACTGGAAGCGAACTCAAGTGCGTATGCCACAAGAACTTTATGATGATTTAACTAATTATGCCGAGAATAAAAATATTTCCTTAAACACAGCAATGATTACATTGATGACTAAAGGCTTAGAGCCAACTAAACATTTTGATTTGGTCAGAGAATCAGCAACTATTACCGATGATGTAATTGAAAAAATAGCCAACAAGATTGTTGATCGCATGAAAAAAGCACCCTAGGGTGCTTTTTTAACGTGAATATTTGAGTCTTTATTTTTCAATCTACCACTTGTCATTGTCAATACTTGCATTTAGAGTTTTTTCAAAATCACTAGATAACGCATCAAATCTACCAAGCATTAGCTTATAAGTAATAGGATCATCAATTGGTGTGTTTCCAAATTTTGCATAACCATAATTATTGAATTTGAGACGCGCTCTTTTATCCTTCAGATCTATTGCCAAATTAAAAGATATTTTGGCTTGTGAGTACCCATTACATTGCATTTTGCTAACTGTTAAATCGCACAAAGGAGAAGCAATACCTCTAATTATTAATTGACCTTCTTCTAAGCTTTGATACTGTATTACATCTTGAGCCGAATTAAAGTTATTAGCTATCCACTTTTTTGATTGATTGAAGAGCTGTTTTTTGTCGCTATTCAAATTTTCAAAAATCTTAACATACTCAGCTGTGTATATAGTTCTGGCTTGAACTTGACAGCTTACTATTAGAAAATAACTTAAAAAAGCAGCAAATATAACTTTTTTCATAAACGCACCGTTATTAAATCTAAGTCAATTCAACAAAATGATTGCTAAATGTCATGTGTCTTAAAAAGCACCCTAGGGTGCTTTTTTACGATAGTAACCAAATAAACCCAATTAACAATATTGCGCCAACCACCACTCCTATTATCCATTCGGATGCTGGATAACCAAGGAGCAAATTATTATCTTTTTGCGGTTCAATAACTTTAGTGGGATACTTAGACTCAGGGTAGCTTGGTTTGATTGATTTAACTGGCCTATTGCTCAATGGTGGAGGAACACCTATATGCTCTTTACTGCGAGCAGTAGATTTTTGCTTCAAAAAGTTATCATTTACCTTTTTTATTTCCTGTTCACTCAAATTTCTCTCTTTTGGGACTACCTCTTCATCATCATTAGGAGACAGAGGGAAGTAAATTTCAACAAAATCTCGAACAGAGATATAGTCACTATTGGGTAGGGCTTTAAGTAACGATAAAAATTTTTTAAACGGCTGTTTTTTATAGGCTCGATTGTAATAAGCCTCTAATTTTTTCTCTAATGTAATAATTGGTCGATTAGCTGTATAAGCCGCCTTATAAGTGTAAGATATACTGCTTAAAGCATTCTTATGCTTGCCCTCTAGTCTTAAGACATTTGCCATATCTTCATGTGGTGAGGAGTCTATAACCAGTGTTTCTGTTTTAGAAAAACCCATCCTACTAGCATGCTTTAAATAGTAATCTTTTTGATGGTTTAAATGTTTCCATGCATCGTCAAAACGCCTTTCTTTAATAGCAATCTGTGCGAGTTTCTTGCTATTAGCGGCATGCCCCAGATAGTCATCCAATATCATATCTATTCAGCCAATCACATTTAATATTCTGTTTAGTCAAGTTAATTCTCTCGAACAACTATTACTTTGTGTTTAGCTTATCTTTGCATGCTGGTGAAGCGAATTTAAGCCCATTGTCCCTTATCATTTTATATCCTCCTCCAAGCGCATAATTAAGCTCAAGAGATGTTGGAGTGAAATTACTTATTTTCCAGTAAGTCCCATCCTGAGAATAGAGTCTATCATTTAATAATTTTACAGACATTACCCTAGCTGTACCTAGGTGGTCTTGGCAAATTACACCCGTCCCATCACTTTCTAGTATTAAAGTCCCAACCAACCGATCAAATTGACCAGTCCAATAACCTGAATTACTAACAGGTGTTGGATGAATATCAAAAAAATTAGCTGTTGTCGCACAACCGGCCATCCCAAAAACCAAACTCAATAAAACAATCTTTTTCATATCAACCACTACAATGTAATACTTAATAAAGTAAGAGCACTCATGGTATGAGTGCTCTTGTTAATTACCAATCGGCATTAATTTTTTGTTGAGTTTTAATCTTTTCAGCCATTTGATCGGATGATTTATTTAATTCATCCATAATTATTTTAGCTGATGGATAGTCTTCAGTAATAGGTCTATTAGTTTCATTATATCGAACTCCACTAATTACCTGCGCTGGTTTATAGTGAGTAAGATTATCGTAACTCACTTTCATTTTCCCATCTTTTGTATCTACACGCACTGTGAAATCCACTCGATCACCAGCCGTAACAGTCATACAATCAGCAAACCCAGAACAACGGTATGGCATATTACCTTTGCCAATAATTGAACCCGTAGTCTTATCCTCATACTGAATTACTGCATTTGCCGAGCGAAAAGCTGTAGCAAACCATTGACGTGCGCCATCATAAATTTGCCCTTGCTTTAATCCATCTATTTGATAAACCTTTTCAAATTTTACAGGTTCTGATGGTTGCTGAGGTGTGGTAGCACACCCAACTAATCCCAAACTCAATAAACCCGCAGCCAATATTTTTTTCATGAATTTTCACCATTTGTTATAAGTTGTTTTAACTTTAACAAATAGGTTAATAAATGTCACATTAAGAAAAACCACCCGAAGGTGGTTTTTTAAATCAGGCTATGCATGTAAAAGTTTTTCAGCACCAGCAGCCAAGAAAGCCGATCGAGTAGTATATCTCTTACCTTTACCTACATTCTCATCAATTTTACGAATCAAACGGCTTGGTAAAGTAACATTGATTTTTTCTGGTTTACCCAGATAACGACTAACATCAACTTCGGTAACCGCCCAGATCATTCCTTTATATTCAGGATCATCGACAAATTTAACTAGTTCGGAAGCTAATGGGATTTCCTCACCATCTTCAGCCAATATTTCTAAATGGCCTGAAATAGCTTCTTTAACATTCTCAATAGCTTCTTCAAGTGTGTCACCAGCACTAAAACAACCTGGAATATCAGGAACAGTGACACCAAATGCCTCAGTATCTGATCCTCGTTCAATTGCAATTGGATATAACATCTCAACACTCCATGCCCTTGGCATAAACATATCGCCCACTGCGTTATGATTAGTTGTAAGGGATATAGTATTTAAAGTCGGGAAACAGCGGGTCAATTTAGACCCGCTTGTTTCAAAATGCTTTTAACAGTTCCGTTTGGTAAATCCTTTTTAGGATGTGGGATTGTAACTAACCCCTTTTTGGTTGGGTGTTTAAAGTGATGATGACTTCCTGAAACCCTAACCTCATACCAACCATCTGCTTCAATCATTTTGATTAAATCCAGACTTTTCA